GATTAGATGAAGAATACCTAACAATCTTGAATGCTCTAGGAGCGCAAGGTTGGGAATTTCTTTTTGTCACTAATTTCAAAACTGATGATGGACAGTCAAGAGGATGGTTCAGGCGACAAACGGCGTGAGGACAATATGACAGTCGTTGCTGTTACTTCTGCAAGTGTTGGCACGAAACTTGCTACGGCTGCGGATACCAAGATCACTGGTATGACCGTAACTCAGCCAACTGCTTCGGCTGATTTGTTGACACCGTTTACTCTTATTGATTCAGCAGCGGCTCCTACAGGTGCATATCGCACTTTGTATTCTGCTGTTCATGCAGCAATGGCATTCATATTTGGATATAAGCCAGGGGTTTCTTTATCACCAGGATTGACTGCTCCTACTTGGCCTCAAACAATTGATTCATATCCAATATCATTTACTAATGGTGTCTTCGTACTTAGTTGTCCTGTTGGTATAACTGTCTCGGTTACAACTGGCCCATGAGCTCAATTCCTGGTTCTAGACTAGAAACTATTCCCGGTAATGCTCTCTACGTAAAGAGTTGTCCAACGAGTACTACCTTCGTAGTGAATACCTAACCCCCTAACCATGGAGAACTGAAAAATGGCTGCTGTTCCTGTTATCCTTAACGGCGTGTTCATGCCCGCCGGTCGTACTGCAAACGACAAACCGATCAAGGGCACAATGATCGGTTACCTCAGCATTGAGGGGTTGGGAGTCGGTGGTGGTCCGATTATCCCGCCTCCTGGCAGTGGTGGAACTCCTGAACACCCAATCGTTCCTCCGGGTGGGTATCCACACCCTGAACACCCGATCGTTATCCCACCTGACCAACCTCCGGAAATTCCGATTGATCCCCCGGAACAGCCCCCGTCTGGCTCGAACGTAGTCGTCGTTGTCAAGCCAGCACCGGTGACAGGTGGATGGGGCTTGGCGGCGGATGCCAGTGGTTCGATCAAGTGGTTCTATATGCCAGTGGCGCAGCCGAAGGGCGGAGGTCGTTAATTCTCGTCCCTGATAACTGCTGGCCACGATATTCGTGGCCAGCCTTTTTCGGTGGTAGATGGTTTATATTCCTAATTCGTCTGTAACAACGACCCCCGGTAATGCTCTCCAGGATTTGCTGGTAGCGCAGGATATCGTTCCTGGTGACATTGTTTCATATGAAACCTGCAAACAGATTTATCTGTATCACCCGTTGGGCGCACGTATAGTAGAAGGCCCCGTCTCGTTAGCTCTTAGTCAGAAGCGAGAACTCAAGGTTCCAGATAGTCCTGGTCAATATTGTGTGGACGCCTTTAATGATGAATGGAAAGCAATTGCTGGTGATTATCTTGTGCATAATCTGCTTACTGTTAGTCGTATCTATGGCATTGGTTCAATTGCACTATTGGTAGATGATGTCAAGAGTAATGTACCTATTGATCCTTGGGATTTACCTGATCTTAATATTAGCTTCAATATATTGGATCCTCTTAACACTGCGGGAAGTCTGGTCTTAAATCAAAATCCTAATGCCATGGACTTCCTAAAGTACCAGCAGATTGCGGTGAGTGGTACTGCCTACCATCCCTCGCGGTCTGTAACGGTCACAAATGAAAAGCCTATTTATCTGGGGTATACTTCTTCTGCTTTTGGTTTTGTTGGCCGGAGTGCTTATCAGCGTGCGTTCTATCCCCTTAAGTCATATATTAAATCACTCATCGCTGATGATCTTGTAGAAACCAAGGTCGGTGTGCTTGTTGCGAAGATTAAGCAACCCGGCAATTTCGTTGATAATATAATGTCGTGGGCCGCTGCATTCAAGCGCTCTGTTGTTAAGGAAGCTGAAACTGGTAATGTCATTAATGTTACGCCAGAGGAAGGCATTGAATCTTTAAATATGCAGAATCTGGAGGGGCCGCATGTTCTCGCAAGACGCAATATCCTTGAAAATATCGCAAATGCCGTGGATATGCCAGTCAAACTCCTTACGCAAGAGTCGTTCGCAGAGGGTTTTGGTGAAGGTTCGGAAGACGCTAAGGCTGTGGCGCGATATATGGACCGTTTACGGGAAACTATGGATCCTGTGTACGCTTTTTTGGACCGTATTGTGATGCATCGTGCGTGGAATCAAGATTTTTATAAGATGTTGAAGCGGAAATTCCCAGAAAAATACGATGCTACCGGTTATAAAGAAGCTTTTTATGACTGGACGAACAGTTTTCAAGCGGTGTGGCCTTCATATTTACGTGAACCTGATAGTGATCAGGTAAAAGTTGACGACACAAAGATGAAAGCCGCCATTTCAATTTATCAAATTCTGGAATTCAGCTTCGATCCTGAGAATAAGGCTCGATTGATTCAGTGGATTTGTGATGCAGTCACCAATAACCAGCTTCTTTACTCCAGTCCACTAAATTTGGATTATACGAAGCTGTTGAAGCAGTTGAAAAAGGATGATAAACTGAACCAACAGATGAAAGAGTCTGGTGGTAGCCCAGAAGATGAGGCGCGGCCACAGATTCCTAAGGTTAAAATGGCTCGTGCAGACGCAGAATCCAGTGTAATTCGTCTATTAGAGCATATAGATGCCGCTAGGAGCTGATTTAGCCAAGTCGTTAACCTATTTACGACAGAAATACAAGGTTTCGGAGCGTGATTTAATTGCCTTGGCCAAGAGATTACAACAAGCGCAAGAACCAGAAGACAATTTTGAGGAAAACTTGCAGAAATATCTAGCACAGCGCAGAAATAGGCGTAGAAATGGTTTCTAGAATCTATACTGCACCGCTCGCACACCACGTTATTCGTCCCAGCTTGTATATTCGGAAGCCTGCCCACGTAGATAGCGACTATTATCCAGATAGTACCACAAAATCGGTCAATAGGAAAGAAAATGCCCCTGACCGCAAAGGGCGAAAAGATTAAAGGTGCAATGGAAAAGAAGTATGGCCCTAAAGAGGGTGAGAAAATATTTTATGCGAGTAAAAATAAAGGAACAATCACTGGTGTAGATATGGCAAAAACTGATGATAATCAGCACATGGGATTTACTTCAGGAGAAGCTACAAAGGTTAAGGAATTGGTTTCGCATTGTGATGCTTTGGCCAAGCGTATGGATGCTTTCGAGAAGCGGAAGCAGCAACCTCAACCGGTTAAACCAGCGAAGCCAAAGACAAAAGATAATATGCAACCGAGCAATCCACATCCTAAGGAACCGGGTGGTTGATGGATTGTATGCTATTTCGCCAGCAAATGATTAACGGACAGGAAACCCTATTTGGTAATTCTTGGTTGAATGTTACTGACCCAACCTGGATGGCAGATATGCTGCAATATCTGTATCAAGGTTCACCAATGCGGGGTCAGCAGAGATATATCCCGGACGTAGTTTCTCCAATGCGTGGGCAACAGAATTATATGTCGGACACTGTATCACCAATGCGAGGGCAGCAACATTTCATTTCTAAAAATAAATCACCAATGCGGGGTTGGGAGTTAAAGAATTTGGTGAAGGTCACTTATTATGGTACTCTTATGCGAAGTGAGTATGCAAGATAATGCAAGCATCAGGCATTTTGTTTCGAGCACCTAACGGCCGGGTTCTGTTTATGCGTCGTACCGATGGAGAGGGCTGGTGTTTTCCGGGAGGTACGAAGAAAGAACATGAATCACTCGAGCAATGTGCTGTACGTGAGTGCATGGAAGAAACGGGATACCGCGCTGGACATTCTGGCAACCTACTCTGTAGACGTATATGCGGCGACGTTGACTTCACTACTTACCACTATGAATGTGATGACGAATTTACACCTCGATTTAATCATGAACATGACGCGCATGTATGGATTAACCCCGACTATGCTGGAAGCCTTGGACTGCATCCAGGAGTGATGATAGCCCTACGTAAACTCAAGGGCATGACGGAGCTTGAAATTGCAGAAGCAATTCGTGACCACGAGCTTACTTCCCCCCAGACTATTGAGAAGGTTACTTTGGTTGATATGCGGATTAGCGGTACTGGCTTCAGTTACCGTCCCAAGTTGAACGAATGGGTGTACAGGCGTGATACGGTATATCTTACTCCAGAGTTTCTTCAACGCTGCAATGGGCTTCCTATTATTATGGAACATCCCAGTTCCCAAATCCTTAATTCAGAGGAGTTTGCTGATAGGATTGTTGGCACTATGTTTCTACCTTATATTAAAGGTGATGAAGTTTGGGGGATTGCCAGAGTGTACGATTCTGCGGCAGTAGAGATGATTACTAATGGCCAGCTATCTACATCACCTAGCGTGGTGTTCCGGGATACGAATGTTAATTATACGGTTGCGATGGAGGATGGTTCCGAACTCCTTGTTGAAGGGAAACCGAGTTTTATTGATCATTTGGCAATTTGTGAAAGAGGTGTTTGGGACAAAGGGGGAGATGCATCTGGCATCCGAGTTGATGCCAATGATCTACCAGCTCCTTCGCTTCCAACCCAAGGAGAGTCAAATACCCCGGCAGAGAATCAACAAGGGATTCCACCGGGGTTGTTGGAATTTACAGATAATCTTAGTAAGTTTGCGGATCGTCTGGATGCATTTGTGTCTAGACGAGACTTAATGGTTAGATGAGCTTCGCGCGAGCATTGCGCGGATGGTGAGACTGCCAACCAATAGGAGGTTTATCATGGCAGGAACAGCGAGCGTCGATGCAATGCTTGCCGACGCTATCAAGAAGATGGATGCGTTGAACAGCCGGATGGATGCCTTGGAGACTACTACCAAGAATCCTATCAAGGGTGACGACGACGACGACAAGAAAGACGACGCCGTGGCCAAAGGCGATGACGACGACGACAAGAAGGATGATGCCACCACGCCCAAGCATAAGATCTTGGACGACGAGGAGGAAGAGGACAAGAAGAAGGACGATGCAGCGGCCAAGGCCGATGCCAAGAAGGACGACGACGGCGAGCTTGAGATCAAGCATGGCAAAGAAAAAGAAGAAAAGGAAGACTCTGCTTCGGCAAAGTCTGATGATGACGACGATGACAAGAAGGACGATGCCTTCCCGCCCAAGAAGAAGGACGATGCCTTCCCGCCCAAGAAGAAGGACGATGCTGCCAAGATTGATGCAGCTCGGGCTGATGAAATCGGTGATCTCCGTAAGGCCATGGCTGATCAAGCTGCTACCATTGCCAAGCTCACGGCAATGATGAAGCCGCGCACCGATGAGGAACACTCTGCGTTTGCTGATGCACAGTCACGGGCAGACATGGTGTTTTCTGGTTTCGGCCAGCGCGCTCCTCGTCCTCTCGAAGGTGAGTCGCTCATCGACTATCGCAAGCGCCTTGCCACCAAGCTGAAGGGACATTCAAACACCTGGAAGAAGGCCAAGTTCTCCAGGATGGATGATGACACCTTTGAGATCGCTGAGGCTGCGGTTTATGCCGACGCGACTGCTGCCGCTGCCAACCCGATTGACCTCAAGGCTG